CACGAACAATTTTTCTTTTTTCCATTGCATAACGCTCCTTTACAACTTACGATTTTCTCAACCGCGAACGTTTTCGGAAACAGGTCGATGTGCTTGTCCCTACATATATAATGGAACCGCACATATTATTCAATCGTCTCCACTCATCGCTCTGAGGGAACATGTCCGAAAATATGAGATTTCCCATCCACTCGACCTTATTTCTCAGGTGTTGCACAATCAAAGATAGTCTTCTGTGCGTCTCAGCTGGGTATATGGCTTCTTATTCCGCAAATCGGACGATTCTTTCAGATCCACTTCTGCGTAGAGCCCCCCTTCTTCGTCACCGGCCTTACAGATCAGATTCCCATAAGCATCGGTTACCAAAGATTCACCGGCAAACTGCATGTCGTCCTCTGTGCCTACCCTGTTGCACATAGCGATGGCTACAGAATTCTGAAACGCCTGCACCCTGATTTCCCACTCAAACATCGTGAGTGGCTCTGCCTTTTCGTTAACGGTCGGCACAAGGATTAGGTCGGCACCCATCAGTGCTTCTGTCCTGATACTCTCCGGATAATGCCGATCAAAGCAAACCACGATTCCTATCCTGCCTATGTCCGTATCGAACACATGGAATCCGTCATTGGATGGCGTGTAGTAATCCTGCTCGTAGAAATGCTCCGCCTGTGCGACATGTACCATCTTCTGAATACCAATGATCTCGCCGTCACGCCCAATCAGAATACTGGCATCATAATCGTGCCCGCCTTCACGCAGATAAACATTTGGAACTGCCATGATATGATTTCCCCTGCAGGCTGCCTGAAATGCCTGTATAATCTCGCCGTCAAGTTCACAGGCATATCCGGAAACGTCCTGTCCGGGATATTGCGGGAAGAACTCTGTCAGCTGCACTTCTGGAAAAAGAATCAGGTCAGCACCATTTTCTGCTGCCTCTTTGATTGCTGAGATCCCGGCATTCAGATTTTCATTCACGCTTCCTTTATTTTTATTTTGGAATAAAGCAATTCTTGCCATAGTTTATTATTCTCCTGTATATGCATCATCGACGCTGTTCTTAAAATTCTGCTTTGCCAGCCACTCGCACTCTTCATCATTCTCCGGAATATCGATAATGCCTTTTCCCCCTGTATCTGCAAGGCTTACTCTGTAGTTTTCTTTTCGCAAGAAATCGCACAGCAGTGTACCTATTTCTTTGTTGTCCTCTACTATGATTATATCTGGCATTGTTCCGCCTTTCTCCTATAAAATATATTCTATCTGGCGTTCCTTTGTCTTAAGCCCTATCTTCTCATAAAATTTCTCTGCAGATGTGTTTCCACTCCATACATTGAGGGTGACCTCGTAGCAACCGAGACGCTTTGCCTCACTCTTTACATGTTCAAAAAGCTGCTCTCCGATATGCTGTCCTCTGGTCTTTGCATCTACACACAGATCATCTATGAAAAGTGATGTAAACGGCACCATATTGTTGGAAAACGGCTGCTGTCTTATCTGACAGAATGCATATCCCATGCAGATATCGTCATCATCTGCCGCAACATATATCGGCTTTGTATCATCCTTTATCATTTCTGCAAGCTCTTCATTTGTATATTTTGTCGTTCCCGGGATAAAAATATCCGGTCTGATATCGGCATGGATCTGAAGCACCTGCTCTAACAATTCTATAAGTCTTGGTATGTCTTTTTCCTGTGCTCTTCTAATATTCATTTTTGAGAATCATCCTTCCTGTTGTGGTTTATATGTTGATCTACTATAAATCAATTCAATGTTATATCTGATTACATTTCAGAATAAATCCAGCATATTATCGAGATAAATGTGCTCTCTGACATGTATCTGATACGGTGGCTTCGTCATATAGTAAAGCAGAAATTCAAGTATCATGACACTTCCAAGCCCTCTGCCCTCTATTTTAAAATTGCTAAATCCCATTGGCAGATAAGTGTTCTTTATATCATCTACTCCTATAAACACCGATTTGTTCAATTCATATCCGAATTATATCATAAAAAATAACGACACTGTATATCACTTTCGCAACATACAATGCCGTTACTTTTATTTTTTTCGATACACCAAACAAAACGTATTCCTGTATACGATAATATCACATACAGAGTTCGACATGTTCAGCCTGAGTGGACCTGGCGGGAATCGAACCCGGAAAACCTACAGGAAAATGCTGTATTTATAAGGCTTTTCGCTTATCGTGTTGCATGGTGTGTTGCATCATTTCCGTAAAATGCTCGTTGATTCGGTCTGTAAATCTCTCTTCTTCCGGTGCAATCGTGCCACGGTATACCCTTTTCAGGACTCTGTCAGACTTCCATCCACCACGCTTCATGATGTACTGATCCGGAATGTTCAGGGCGTGCATGATGGACGCAGTATAATGTCTGAGATCATGGTATCGAAATTCAGGAATCCCAGCAGAGCGAAGCACCTTTTTAAAGTTTTTAGATAGATCTTCCGGGTGCATCCTGACAAGCGGACCGCTTTCGATATCGTCAAATTTTCGGATCACAAATTCCGGCATGATAATGTATCGGTAGCTGCTCTGTGTCTTGGGTCCTTTTTTGATGATCCCACTACGTCCCCGGACTTTCGTCTCTCTGATCCGTATGGAGTTCCCCTTGATATCCTCTTTCGTCAGCCCGAAGACTTCTCCACGCCTGAGACTTCCAAACGCTGCGAGAAGCACTGCTTTTTCCAGTTCAGTTCCCCGGATATGGCAGATCAGATCCGTGATGTCCTGATCGGATGGAACATAACCCTCATAGGCCTTTGCGGACGGCAGAGTGGTATGGAAGTGCATATCTGGCAGATACATCCGCATGACCGCTGTAAACAGCCCGTAGGCATTCTTTACGGTCTTAGGCGATAACTTTACCGACAGAATGTTAATCCAGCTCTGCACGTCTTCCTGCGAGAGCTTACGGAGGCTGATATCTGATATCTGTCCGATCTGATTCCGGGCGATCGTCTCATAGCCACGGAGAGTAGTCTCGGACAGCACATGATCCTTTAACTTTATGTAATTTTCAAAAGCTTCTTTCACTGTCCAGTTCTCAGGGCGCTTCTTCCGGTCTTTCTCTGCAAGGAACTGAGCCGCCTGAGCTTCTGCATCCCGCTTTCCACGTCTCCCCTGTAAGTCACTGGTAAACGATTCATAAATCCTTTTCCGCTTCTGTTTTCCCGTCTTCTCGTCAATCATAGGACTTCCGTCCTCATTGAACAGGTTTTCATAGTGCGAAAAAACTAAGCACCTCCAAGATCCTGAAGGTAACTTTTTAGCTGTAGCCATATTATCATCTCCTAGTATAAAAATAACAGCCAGCGAGGAACGTGTGTTCTCTTGCGTGACTGCTCCGAAGATGATACAATATTCATTGGCATTAGTGTATCTCTTCGGAGTTACCAAAAGAAGCACATTGGCGTGTGTTTCTTCCAGTACCGCTCCTTTTGGCGAAGGGGCGGTTTTTTAATTATTCATCGTCTTGATGTGCTGTAAAGTTGTAGCAATTATCAACATCAGGCATCACACCTATTAGGCAGGAATATTTTTTTGTAGCAGGATTTTCATATCCGAATCCATTTTGCAACGCTCCCTGAACAGCTATTTTATCCCCGGCAGTCAGTTCACCAGTAAAGGTTTTGTCATAAAAGATAATAATACTCCCATCCTCGCCCTTTATCAGTGCAGCATCGTCATGCAATGCAGAAGAGATATCAACATACCCGCCCACTATTTCTTCCACTTCATCACGGGTCATGATTTCAGAAATTTCGCCTTCAATAATAATGTCGCTCTCATAACCTTGCTCATTAGTGATTACTTTTAATGCGTCTTTAATGTCCGTAGGTTCATATTTGATGTCAATATCAGGAGACACAAGTCTTACATCACACAGCGTCCCATAAGCCCCAGGGGCTGATTCCGGTGAAAAAGTTCCCTTGATTGAAATCGTAGTTCCATCAGGTATCAATATCCAAAAATTATCAACAGACTGGGCAAAGAAACATTCAACGGAAGTCTTTTCATCATTGGATTTCAGATTTACACAGTCGTATCCCTGATATTTTACACCACGAAGAGTAAGTTCTTTGTTAAAAGGCAAGCCAGTCTTTTCGGAACATTTTTTATAAAGCTGTTGTCCTTTTTCTGAATAACGCTCCTCATCAGTAAGGTATGCTTTTTCAGCTTCTTTTTTAAAAAGCGATTGAGTTTCGTTATACATATCAGCGAACTCATCCATAGTATATTCTGTCTTTGAACTTTCTTTTTTGCCACATCCCGTTAGAGCTGTGCAGGACAGCATAAGCATTCCAATTAAAAGGAATGTCAAAATCTTTTTCATAAAACTTTTCCTCCTCTTTTGTCCCGTTCCTCTTTAGTTCCCACCACAAGATTCCATATATAAACGGCAAAGCCGAATATACCATAATTTTACAGATATATTTTTGCAATAACAGAGCAAACTAATAGCATGAAAATTTTATTAGAGCAAATAATGTATAGCAAAAACGTATCACTTCGCCAACTTTCCAGCAGAACGGGGGTTTCTAAATCAACTATTCAGCGAATAGCAAACAATGAGATTTCGCCCCGGCTTGATACATTGGAAAAATTGGCAATCGGTCTCAAATGCAGAATGACTGACCTTTTTGAGTCCGAATTTAAATAAGTGTCCCAGTATTGGGACGATTGATTAAAATGCCGTATGTATTTCCGTTCCCGATTGTTCTATTAATGTAGGAACAAATAAATGGAACGTGTGTTCGATTTTCCTATTGATTTACTACAGGAAATGTAGTATTATCTGATTAAGGAATTTCGAACAAGCGTTCTACATGAGAACGGAGGTCATACATATGGAATTAAAATCTTTAATCATTGAAATGCTTGACAAATTGGACGAATCACGATTGAAAAATGTATATTTTTTTATTCGTGGAATCATGGGACTGAGATAATCAGTCCTTTTTTATTTGGATGGAATCAAGGAAGTTTTCCAACACCTTCCATCCGTTATCGTCCAGTGCCGCAAGTCCTGATACAAGCCTTTTCTTAAAAGAATCATCTTCCTCAGTCATGAGCTGTCCAACAAACTGGGCAATTTCGTCAGAACGAGATAGCTCAATAAACATATCTCCTTCCCCAGTCCGAAGCCATTTTTCATTGACGTTAAATTCCCTGCATATTAGAGAGATAACTGCATTGCTGGGATTTCTCTTTCCTGTTTCGTACCCCGCTATATTATTCCTTGCAGTTCCTAATTTATCAGCAAATTCTTGTTGAGTCATATCTAATTCTTTTCTTAACTTTTTCAGGCGTTCATTCATTATATCGTATCCACCTCACTTCCTGAGTCTTATCATATCATACTCTCGATAAAAAAGCAATAGAAAATGTGGCATAATCACAAAAAGTCGAAAAGCCACAGAAATAGTATTGACAAATACTACAAAGCCACATATAATAAAACCATAGCAGCAAGAAAGCGAGGTGATCAGATGTCGGAAAAAGAAAAGAAAATAATTGAAGAGCTGGCAGACAAGCTGCCAGTAATGAGCGAGAGGGAGAGAGGATATCTCGAGGGAACGATTGCTACTGCTGCGGCAATGAGCAGAAAAAAAGAAGAAGCGATGGATAAGGAAGAGAAAACGAGGTGATGCAGAATGCCGAAATTAAAGCTCTCAGACCGGGAGCGTCAGAACAGGACGCTGATCGCCATCATCCAGTCAGGAAAGGTGATGGAGGGTGTCAGCGTAGAAAAGCTTTCCAAGCTGACAGGAATCCCGAAAAGCACACTGTACCAAAGATTTAGTGTGCCGGAAGACATCAGACTAGGTGAGCTGAGAGAGATCCTGAAAGTTCTTAAGATCCCGGAAGAGGAAAAAGAACGAATAGGGAGGGAGGTCATATGACCTGCAAAGACTGCAGAAAAATCAGATACTGCATGGAACGGCACAGAGGTGTCTGCACATCATTTAAAGGAGGTGAGAAACGTGGAGCAGTTAAAGGTAATTCAGATCAGGAAGAGAAAGCCCAAAGAAGTGGCTCAAAGCCATGAGCCGGATATGTATGACAAGGCTGTTGAGAAAGCCTTTTGGTTCGTGATCGGGTTCTCGGTTGCATTAATGGTCTGCTGTGTGGCTTTCGGGCAGATATAAGGAGAGGAGAAGGAAAATGAAAAAACATGAATTAACAGATGACACTATTACGGTAGGTGGCAGAATACTCCACCGGATCAAGGCTTTGAAAAGCTTTTCAGACGTGGAAGAGGGCGATCTTGGTGGATACGTGGAAAAAGAAGATAATCTCGACCATAGCGGAGAGGCATGGGTAAGCGGAAATGCACGGGTATACGGAAATGCATGGGTATACGGAGATGCATGGGTATACGGAGATGCAAG